GTTCATCCTTCTAAATTGGGGAGAATGTTTTAACATTCTCCCCAAAAACTACTAGGGCTTAGGAGCAGGCTTATGCATAGGAACACCAAGTACACCAATAACACCATAGACAGCACCAGTGGTTGCACCAGAAGTTGTTACAACAACCTTGACGTAACGTTTTCCACCCTTATATCCAACAACCTGATTTGTATTACTGACAAGAGCAGCTAACGTACCCCATTGATCAGTTGCAACAGCAACATCAGTGTAGGTAACATTATCGTCAGACTCTTGAAGTTTCGGCGTATGCGTTCCATCAGTAACAACACCAACGGTAATAAGTACGACCTTACCGTAGTAACCATAGGTATCAAATACTGTTGATGTAGCAGTGGCCGTTCGAGCAGCAGGAGCTAACAGGTTTGCTCCAAATGTGACATTATCATATAGATCTTTTAAGGCCATTATTTTCCTCTAAAAAAACAAAACAGCAAGAATTAATTGTTATCTTTAATTAATTCTTGCTGTTTAAACAGGAACGATGTTCTTTATTTTAAAGACGATTACACCTATAGTACAAAATCGTCTACAATTACATCACGAATGTATTTGAAGACGACGCACGCTCTCAGGAAGTACTACCTGACCACCAACACGTTTACGAGCGATGTAACCAATTTGACCAAGATCAGCATAACGCTCAGTCAAACGCGTCATTACCATTTGGACACGATCTACAATTACGTAGGCACGTTTAAAATCACCGAAGGCAACGGCATAAGCATTTGCAGCGACATCAGGCATATCTGGAGTTTCCAAATATGGATGGTCCAAGATGGTATTTGGAATATCAGAAGCAATTCCTGGTTGCCACAAGTACTGACCATAGGCATCTTTTAGTTGACGGATCAGACCAAGTGTTTTACGATTCATGAGCCAAGTAGCATTTTTTGCATATGCACTCTTGAGGTTATATGCACAGTTAATCAAACCATCAGAAGTGAGTGCAGAAGCATTTCCAGAATAATCAATAGGAACATTTGAATTCATCAAAATGCCTTCAGGCTTACCTACACCATTGCCATTAACAAATGCAGCACCTTCAGTAACCGCAAATTGTTCAGCACATTCCATCTGAATTTGTTGACTCATATCAAAGTACGCATCTTCCATATCAGCATAAGTGATTAGAACCAGAGCGTACATCTCATGGCTCATGATCTCTTCCTGTCCATATTTCAGACCCGTTGTTTCAGGACGACTAGCTTGTTCTGTAACCCATGCGGCCTGAAAGGTATTGGTACGAGTTGGGAAAAGGATAGATTTATTTTCTGTTTGACGAACCGTAGCAATATCACGAATAGGAGAATACAGAATAATCTGCTTGATGATATCTTGCACAAAGTCTACAGGTGCAAGGTATCCACCACCTTGATCATCTACGCTTTGCAGCGCTTTAGACTCACCAGGATTTACAATCTTTACATAATTCTTTTGTTCATGCGTCAGAGAAGAATAGCCCTTAGTCAATGCTTGAATATAGGCTGCTTTTGCTTCACTAATAATAGCGCGTTTTTCTTCTGTAATAGGAAGTTGTGGACGAGCAAGGCGTGTTTCTAAATCAGTAATACGACCGTTCAAGCGTTCAATATATTGCTTGCTTTCCTGACTAGCTTCACCAACCGTTTTAATTTCTTTTTCTTGGGTATCAATGACATTTTGCATATCATTCCATGTAGAACGAATTTCTTCGTACATGGTCTGCATACTAACAGACATACTATTACTCCTAAAAAATGGATGATTATGCGCTTATATCAGAAGTGAATAATCTCGGCTTCTTTAGGAGTGAAATATTTTTCGGCTCCAACGCGTTATAAAAAAACTATTGAATTTGAACACCTTTTTCGACACCACCAAAGCTTGGTTGTCGAGTATCACCTTTTTTGCCACTTCCACGAAGGAGAGAAGCATCAGGACTTGGTTTGTTTGGCGCACCAGTTCCCTGATCAGGGCTACTGGTATTCGCACGTCCAAGTAAGGATTGATCAGGACTTGGACGATTAGGGTTTCCGGTTCCTTGATCAGCACTTGCACCATTCATTGAAGAACCAGAGCTGGCAGTTCCACCATTAAAATACTTTGGTGTAAGTGCTTCATCACCGACAATTTTCATAATATTGTCAGACATTGCTGGCCCTTTTTTTGTGACTGGTGCAGTAGTGTTATCCCACAATCCAGCTCCATTATTACCAATATTGACAGGCATAAACATAACTCCTTATTTAGTACGCATTTCCTGTAAGAGCTTTTTGAAGAAATCTTCTTCTTGTTCATGAGATTTTTGATGACTATTTGGCTTTATAGGCATATCAAGATCATCATCATAATCATCATCATGATCTTTTGACGGACCATCTGGTTGACCATCATCTTCATCATCAGGAACATATTCATTGTCATCATCGTCAGCATCAACTTCTTCAAGCATTCTCTGAAGATCTTTAATTGCTGTATCAATTCCATCAAGTGCAGAATTGATACGGAAACGTGAATCTGAAGAAAGTGTTCTGCCTTCCTTAACAAAAGAGCGAACGGCTTGTTTCATAGCACGTGTAGAAAAACAAAAATGAGCAAATGTTAGGCTCTTCTGTTCTTCCATGTCACCGTGATCATCATCTTCATCACTATGATGGTAGTCTTGATGCATCTGACAATCAGTTGCTTCATCAACCCATTCCAATACTGCTTCATTAAATTGATCAAGTGAGTCTTCAATATTATCATGAATATCATCTTCTTCAGGCGTATGATAAAAAAGTTCTAACAAGCTTGTCATCATTGCGCCAAAGAGATCATAAAGTTCTTCAGTTAATTCATCAGGTTGTCGATCATCCATAATCGTTGAAAAATCACGACCACCTGATGGCATAACATGTTTCTTTGCCATTTTTTTGGCTCTCCGTTTTTTGCGAGGTTGTGCTTCTTCTTGTTTTTCAGGAATTTCTTCTTCCTGGTTTTCGGAAACTTCTTCTTGTTTTTCAGGCATTTTCTTTTCTTCTTCCTTATCCCAAGGAGGAACAAGAGATGGATCTTTAAACGTCTTACTCATTCGATGATAATAAGTTTCTACTCGCGTTTTTACTGCACTTTCAGAGTCACCAAGATCAGCACCACCCATTGATCCTTCTAAAATAGCAGCAATAGTTTCAATAGCCTTTGGAATAGCAACTGGATGATTATCTTCTATTTGAACAAAAGGGAGTTTATATTGTTTTCCGTCTGTCCATAAATAGCATTCACGTAACTTATTTTCATCATTATCGGCCCAAGCATGAATTTGTTTTTCAGCTTCAGCACCATTCCAAGAAGTAGTTCTATCAGCAAGAGGAAGATCTATGGAACCACAAGCAGATTTTACCGTCGAAACACGTGTATCAGTATTTGCAGGAAATGTTACAACTGAACCTTCCCACATTCGAAGTTCAAGAAGATGACGAATATCACCAGTATATTTATGTTTAATCGTGTCATAACCGATAGAAAGACCATCTAAATAGCCCATCTTTAAACCAGAGTAAGCTTGTTGTCCACGATTAGTAGAAGTATCTATTTGACCAACAACACGAAGTCCATGACCATCTTCTTCCATAGAGAGAAAACCGCCAATTGGTTCTTTCGGATCGTGCTGCCAAAGAAGAGGAAATAAATATTTGGTATTCTTTGAACGCGCATCTTTAATGGTTTTTTGAAAAGCACCGGGTTCAACAATATCTTTATATGAATCTATATTTCCGAACACACTTAAATAACCCTCAAATGTTCCTTGCTGTTCATCAACAGCTTTGAACTCTTGAAGAGCCATATGTTTTGTCATTGGGGCAACGGGCATATTCATTCTCCAAACAACGAAATTCCTCATTGGATATTTTGTGTTGGAAAATGAAAATTTGTGAGGGTTTTTGTGATTATATACGATTTCTAGAAATTTGACAAGTTGATAGGACTAGATTACTGGTTGAATAGAAATTAATTGAGGGTCAGGATGTACCATTCTTCCATCGACAGTGATACTTACAAATACCTGATATATTCCAGTAGTTGATACATCTGCTATATTCCATTGATAATACGCTTTTCCACCTGGACCATCAAGAATAGTCCATTCGCCAGCTCCAATAATAATAGTATTCGTTAAAATATTTTTAAGTGTTATTCCAAATGTTGCCTGACTAACATCATATGGTTTACCATCATCATCTTCAAATGTGCATTTAAGCGTTACTAATGTATCACCAGCATAAATCGGACTAATAGTCATTGATTATCTCCACACAAAAATTGCATTCCCATTTCGAATACTTAAAGTTATTTCATCCACAAAGCTTGGTTGTATATAAATCCGACAAGTGCAATTTTTTATTTGATCTTGA